AGGGGTTAGTACTAAGATATCTAAATAATATATGGATAAGCCACGATTTGAATTCAAGGAGAGTACACACAGCTATACATTAGACGGAAAAAGACTAACTGGCGTTACAACTGTGATTGGTGTAGTAGAAAAACCTGCCTTGATTGGTTGGGCTTCTAATATGGCTATAGATTCAGTGATAAAAGAAGCAACCTATGACAGAAAGGAAAACATATATAAAGTCAGTAAGCAATCACTCGAAGGCTCTCGGAAGGCTTGGTGCAGAAAGAGAGATAGTGCAGGAGATATTGGAACAATGGTTCATAACCATATTGAGAATTATGCTAACAGTAAAATATTCAAAGGAAAGTTCTTACCAATTTACGAAACAGAACAGGTTGAAAAAATGGTCGGTAAGTTTATAGAATGGGCAGAAGAAAAAGATGTAACATTTCTCTTATCGGAACAAAGGCTTTATTCAGAGGAACATTGGTATGCAGGAACAGTTGACCTAGTTGTTGAAATAAAAGGAAAGAAATATATTGCAGATATAAAAACAGCTAGGGATATTTATGATATGAATTATGTTCAGATGGCTGGCTATGAGATTGCTCTTGAAGAACTTGAAAAGATAAAAGATTGTGCAGGCTATCTTGTAATCAATATTCCTAAAGAATTAAATAAGGAAGGAGAAGCAAAAATTAAGATTGGAAGTAAGACAAAAACCAAACTCTACAAGGAAGCCTTCTTACATTGCCTTGCTCTCTATAGATTCATAAACAGAAAGAGTTAGATTTTACTAACTTTTATTATTTGATATGACCTATAAACATTAAAAACTGGAAACTAATAAATAATATATGAGCACTTATAACAAACAAACAAAACACCCAGTTACAAGCAAATGGGAAGTAGCTACTTGGGATGATGACTATTATGGAAGACATCGCCATGGTGTCGTGTCCTCCCATGGTGATACCTTTGACCCAGAAAAGATTAAGTTAGAAACCAGACAAGAAAAGATAGAGGAAAAACAAGTCAACCCTAAAGAAGAGATAGGAAAAACAAAGATACAGTTTCACCTAGTACCACCAAGAGTACTCAAGGAAGTAGCAGAGGCTCTTACAGAGGGTGCAACAAAGTATGGTGCATATAACTTCCGAGAGGCAGGAGTATGCTACTCAACATACTACTCAAGCACACTAAGGCACTTAACTGCGTGGTTTGAGGGCGAGGACACAGATAAAGAATCAGGACTTAGCCATATTACAAAAGCAATCGGAGGACTAATAGTACTTAGAGATTCAATGATACAAGGTAACGATACAGACGATAGACCTGTTTATGCACCTAAAGAATAACTTTACAGAACTAGATAGAACTATATGGCTGTATCACGAATTAAGAATAAAATACCTAGCATACACACTAGGTCACGCAATAGGTAGAGAGCAGTACGAGCTAGTAGAAAGAGATTATAAGTTTTTAAAGATGATACCAGAAGATGTGCAAAAGGCACGCAGTATGATATAATAATAGTATATATGACAAAGCGACAACCAGAACTCAAACGATACCTAGCACCGACATCGCTTACAGTAAAAGATATTATGTCAACATTAAAGGTAATACGAAAAGAAAAAGACTTTCTAGATTGGAAGTTAGTAATATTTGGCTTTGGCTACTTCAAGTTCAAGCTATGCCGACAAGGAGATATAACTATCCCCAACAGGACTAACAAGCTATACCCAGTAAGGATAGTATTCGTACCATCAACGACATTAAAGGTGGAAATATGTAAATAATATGACATTCACTGAAAAGAAAACACAATCAGGCTATGAGTACGAAACGGAGCAATTCGTAGGAACATTCAAGTTTAACTCAAAGGAACAGATACAACCATCAACACTTGATAGCCTAGTGCTTGTACTATCCTCATCAGCAAGCACAGAGGGGCAAACAGAACACAAAGGTCAGATTATAGAATACACTTTCACAACAAAGGACTTGTGGGAGGAGGAGGAAGAATTAGAAAAAGATAAAAAATAAAACTATGTTCAACGAAGAAAACATCAAAACACTAGAAAACATTTACGCAAGAATCGAAACCAATAAAGAAAGGCTAACGCATGAATACTCAATAGCACTGGAAAACACAAAGGACAACGACTTTGATATTGAACGCAAAGGAGTAAAGTCTACAGTCAAAGGAGCAACGCTATGGTACGAAGTACAAAATCTAGGTAAGAACTGTGAGGCATCAGAAACACTAAAGCCATTGTACCCACTTGTATTCGAGCTAGCAGAAGAACATGATGTATTGGTAAAGGAACTTGAAACATTCTCAAATACAGAGTTACACATTAATCCAACAGCAATAACACTTCTCGACATTGTAAGAATTGTTAAAAGCGTATCAGAAAATAACAAATAATTATGAAAACACACCCAGAACAACAATCAGACAACTTTAAGAGAATACTAAAACTTGTCAAAGAAAAAGATAGAGATGAAACGCTTGAAATATTAATGGAAATTGCAGGCATAGCACACCACGAGGGAATACGGTCAATCGTGACTGCTATGGCTCAGCAACAATAAAATAATTATGAAAAAAACAAACAACAAATCAGATAAACAATTACTAGTAACGCTACTACTTGCAATATTTGTAGGAGCATTCGGTATTCACCGATTCTATGTAGGGAAAATAGGTTCAGGAATCGCTATGCTACTGCTTACACTTTCTTTTATAGGACTACTCGTAACAGGTATATGGGCATTGATAGATATTATAATAATTGCAACAGGAAACTTTAAGGACAAAGAGGGGAGGCTCGTGTTATAATAAGAGTATATGGCTCGACCAACACTCTACACAAAAGACACAGTAGCACTTGCAAAACAGTACCTTGCAGACTGTAAGGACAAGTACACAGAAGTACCTATCTACACAGAAGATGGTGATGTTGTTCTAGATGAGAATGGAGTACAGAAGACAAGACTGAAAAAGATAGTTAATTTACCAAGTATTGCAGGTCTAGCATGTTACCTAAGAGTATCAAGAGAAACCATATATGACTGGGGAAGTCAAGAAGAAAAGGCAGAGTTTTCTTACATCTTAAAGCTAATACTAAGCGAACAAGAGCAAAGACTAACGAGTAATGGTATATCAGGAGAATATAATCCTGTTATGGCTAAACTACTTATGACTAAGCATGGCTACTCGGATAAACAGGAGCTTACTGGAAAAGATGGCAACCCACTTGAGTCAATCCACAAGATAGAATGGGAGGTTATCGCTAGCCCAAGACTAGAAAATGAGAAATAAGATACTAGAGCCTTACGCACCTATACTCACAACAAACAAGAGGTATATCCTTATTGGTGGAGGGCGTGCTGGAGGTAGTTCTTACTTCGCTAGTCAGTATGCAATGTCATCACTTATATCAAAGCCATACTTCCGATGTGCAATCATGCGGTATGTACTCGGTGATGTTCGTAACTCTATATTCCAAGAAATAGTGGATAGGCTCGAGGAGAACGAACTAACAGGAGGCAAAAGCACCATTGATGTTAAAGAGCATACGCTTACAATCAACCTTAATAAAAATACTATTAATGGTATTGGATTCAGGAAGTCATCAGGCGACCAGAAAGCAAAGTTAAAATCACTCGCAGGATATACCGATGTGATCATCGAGGAGGCAGAGGAAGTATCAGAGGAGGACTTTCTACAGCTAGACGATTCACTACGAACGATTAAGGCAGACATTAAGATATTCTTACTGTTTAACTTTCCTCCAAAGGAACACTGGATAATTAAAAGGTGGTTTAATCTTCTCGACATTGGGATAGATGGTTTTTATAAGGCAGAGCTAAAAGACAGTGAAAAGGACTCAACGCTATTTGTATACTCAAACTACCAAGACAACCTACACAACCTCAACCAGACTACGCTAGATAACTTTGATAAGTATAAGCGAGTAAACCCAGACCATTACCACAATATGATTATGGGATATGTACCGTCAGGAGCGAGAGGTCGTATCTTCAAGGACTGGCAACCAATTACAAGCAAGGAGTTTGACGAGCTTGATTATACTTCGTTCTTTGGTGTTGATTATGGGTTTTCTCAAGATAGTGCAGCAGTATGCGAGATAAAGATGCATAACGATAATATTTATGTAAAGGAGCTTATCTACGAAACAGGACTCATCAACAAAAGGCTATCGGAGAGAATGGAACAGGTAGGAATACCAAAGTACTCAGAGATATTCGCAGACGGTGCAGAGCCAAAGTCTACAGCAGAGCTACAGACCTACGGGTGGAACGCTATTAACACTACAAAGGGGAAAGGCTCACGAAAAGCAGGTGTTGATTTATTACTAGGTAAGAATGTTTACTACACCGAGGACAGTGTAAACCTTATCAAAGAAATGCAAGGCTACTGCTGGGCGTTGGATAGAAATAAGAATCCTACCAACGAGCCACAAGATGGTAACGACCATTTGTGCGATTCACTTCGAGGAGCAATATTCTCAAAACTCAAACAACCTTTTATCGGTGTGGCGTAATATGGTATAATATTTATATATATGAAAAATCCATTTAACTTCTTTAAGAAGTCAGCAGATACTCGATATTCTCTTTATAACTCACTCGGTAGGCACAGTGGCGATTATAAGCTCAACCCAACAGACGGACTTAATTGGAACGAAACTTCACTGTACCTTAACAAAGGTATTTCAAAGCGAGCAGAGAAAGTATCAGAAACAGAATTTGTTATTAAGAACATACGAGATGAAAAGGTAAACACTATTCACTGGCTCAACAAACTTCTTTCACGACCTAACGACTACCAAACAGGCAACATCTTTTGGAAACTAGCATCTATCTATCACGATACAACAGGCTTTTGTGTTATAGAAAAGATAACCAACAACTCAGTGTTCACAGAGAACGCAATCGTTACTGAACTACATATCCTCAACTCAACAGGTATCACAATCAACTACGAGAGGAACGAAAAGATGAGTAGAATCAAATCATTTACATACACAGATACTCACAGTGGTATTACACGAGATGTGCCTTTTGAGAATACTATCTACTGGGTAAACCCTAACCCAAAGAATCCACTAGAAGGTATTTCAATATTAAAGGCAGGTATGCAATCACTTCTTGCAGATAAGGAAACATCGAACCAACAAATCTCTATCCTTAAAAATGGTGGTGTTGTTGATGGCGTGTTCTCATTCAAGAATGTCCTTAACCCAGAGCAACTAACAAGACTCAAACAAGATTACAAAGAGGGATATACAAACAATGAAGCAGGTTCGCCTCTTTTCCTCGGAGGTGACGCTACTTACCAAAGACTCGGACTCAATATTAACGAGCTTGCCTACATCGAATCAAAGAAACTACTTGCAAGAGATATTATCGCCATTACTGGAGTACCTGCATCAGTTATGGGTATCACAGAAGACCAAACATACGCTAACGCAGACGCCTCTATCCGAATCTTTCTACGAGAAACAATGAAGCCTATTATTGCCGAGCTTGTAAACCTTCTTGATTGGAAACTAGCACCTAAAGATGTGACTATCGACTTCGTAGACCCTACGCCAGAAGATGTTGATGCAAAGATATTGCTAGTACGAGCGGGGCATGATGTTAACGCTGTGACACTCAATGAGAAGCGTGAAATGCTAGGACTAGAGCCTGTAACAGACGGAGATGAAGTAATACACCAGAACGCCCAACCAATAGTAAAGCAAGGTATTTTAGTACACCCACTACGAAACAAAGACTTTCGACAGGTATACCACGCCAGCCACATGAAAAGCCTTGCATCAAAGCAAAGACTATTCAAAGCTGAATTAAAGAGCTACTTTAACGCCCAGAAGAAAAGAATTGTCGCCTCAGTGCAGGCTAGAAAACAAGTGAAGGTGAAAACCCTCGCAGAAGAATTGTTTAATGTAAACCTTGAGATTACTCTCATGACTCCAATCCTTGCTACAATGAAAGATATTGTGATGGAATCAGGACAGGAAGTCATGGACATATTCAAAGTTGATAGAGCTTTCAACTACTCGACTGCAATCGACACTGCGGTAGAAAAGCGATTTAAGTTCTTTGCAACTACTGTAAATGACACAACAGCAAAAGACCTATCAAAGCAAATATCAGAATGGTATAAAAACAACGAAACTACAAAGCAACTTGTTGACCGAGTGGGACTTGTATATGACAAAGTAGACGACTATCGACTAGAAACTATCGCTAACACTGAAACATCAGCTATTAAACAATTGGCAACAATGGAAAGTTATGAGCAGATGGGACTTAAGACAAAGATATGGGTATGGTCACCTGGAATAAAGGGAGGTGTGCGAGATAATCATCAAGCTATTGACGGAGAAGAGCGACCAATCGATATGCCTTTCTCAAATGGACTGATGTATCCACTCGACTCGTCAGCAAGTGCAGGAGAAACTATTAATTGTGAGTGTTCG